AAGATTCCAGTGCCAGGCGTCAACAAAACGCCTGAATGCCTCGGGTCCACGAAGGGCCCGAAGGTCGTTGGGGGGCAAGAAATCCCATCGAGGGGTTTTCTTGTGCTTCGTTGAGTAACGAACTCTCCTTTGCCTAAGGAGAACTCGACACCCCCTAATGCCGCCAGCCAAGAAGCTTATATACAACCCTGCCGGGTTGTAACTTCGCTTAACCTGGTCTCTAAACGTCCATACACAACCTCCTAAAATATAGAAGGCATACTCACGAGGGGCCCATATAGAATAACGGGTGCACCCTTTGAGCATCTTCATATGCATCGGTAGATACATACTCGGTGTATGGAGGCCCGCGTCGAGAGCTTCATCGAGAGGTACCGGCCGTGGAGGCCCGGAAAACTCTACGAGATAGCCTACAGTCTGGTTTAAGAAAACACCAGTACTTGCGGTCCAATAGTTAAGAGAGTTGATGGCAACAAGGAAGTCTTGCTTGGTACGAAGCTGTTTTATATAAACGCCTCGCACATTTGTGCCGTTGTAAAAATCGGCGCCACAAGACTCCCTAAACGGCCCTTCAACAAAGGACTTAGAGAGATTTACGGAAAACCCGAGTATCGAAAGAACTCGAACTACCGTACGGTATAGGTGGGACGGACAGATTATGTCGTCACCAAATACACCAAAGTTTGTGCCGTTGAGTTTACACCCGACGACACTCGCAACCCCTCTAACGACAGCCGCGAAAAACATGGTCTCCAAGGGAAAGTATAACCATTCCCCATGGTTGAAACCATGCTCAAGCGTAACTCTCTACCTGTTGGTAGCCGAGTCATTGGACTCCTAAACGATTCGAGTACTGCCATGAATGAACGTGGCAGCATATATCGAAGCATAGAGAGGCCCATAGAGTCGGACGCTGATTCGAGATCAATAGTACATAAATCATTATTGACAGAACCAGCGCGAGCAAGCCAGCCATTCAGCTCAGGTTGAACTGAAAGGTCAATGTGCCAGAAACGCTTTAAACGCGCTTCGAGAACGCTGGCAACACCCTTCTGAAACCACATGTTTAATGTAGGTTCAGTACAGATGCCTCTGGCTACTGTACTCGTTTTATTTACGAAGCTATAATTGCTGTGATCTACAACGTCATAGCCGTGTCCAGCTCTGGAGGCTTCGGCCTCAAAGCTAAGAGCGGACATCGAGATACAACGCTCCCAGATCTCCGGGATACCCGCCGTGCACGATAATGGGCTGTCGAACATCTTGGTATAAAAGTCGGTTCCACGGGCAGATATATTTGCCCCTGGGCCAACATTACCGCGAAGATAAACCTCGCGATAGTCCGAGACGAGAGGAGAAACTCCTCCGACAAACCAAAAACGATCAATCTCAGCCTTTACGGCGTTGATCAACCATTCATCGTAGGTCGATTCCAAAACAAGAGACCAAGTAGCGCACCGAGTGTTGACTGCTTCAAATTTCTCCAAAGCAGTTCGGCACGCTAACTCAGAGGGTTTGTCTTCCTGGTTGAATTTCTTCAACAAGGAATCCCTAAGAGAGTAGCAAGCTACCTCTTCTACACTGGAATCAATAGACCACCCCGGTAAAGAGGTATCTATGTGACCAGACAGGTCGGCAAGTAGATGAGAGTAAAGAACGGAAGGACTAAAGTCCATAGAGTTTTGCTCCCTTCTAGGCTGTCAGTGATCAAGTAATGGACGAATCAATTTCGTGCCTACGGTCAAAACCGGTGAGGACGTAGTTATTGTCATCAACGGTTCGAACGTTCAGCTCGTTACGGATATCATCCATAGACAACAGAACGATGCGAAAGCAAGATTGACGCTCTCGCAACTCTGCGTTAATGGAATTACGCAGATCATCATTCTGGATCACAGCTACCATGTCGATTTCAACGTTCATCTTAAATCCTCGCTAAAGTAGTGAAGGTGGGTGAACGATGGCTAAACCATCAGCCGAGGACACCGGAGACAAGCATGTCACCGAGGCCAGCGGACTGCTGGTTTAACACGCCGACAATGAGACTCACCAATGCTTTCGCATTGGAAGGGTCTGCAAGGTCAGCGCCGGCGGGCATATCAAGCGTAAGGGTCCCATTAAAGACCTTGTACGGTTGGCCAGCCAAGGGCAGGACGCCCTTTCGACCTATCACCTTGTAGGTGTTGGTAGGAATAGCCGTCACAACACCAGTGACCGGATTCGGCGTCCCCAAAACTCGGAGATTCGCCGGCCGGGTGATGTTGATGGTGAAAGGAGCTGCAACGGAGTGAGCGATGACACCCGCTTGGGTGCCACCAATCGCCGTTACAACGTACTGCTTCCCCGGATTTCCCGGAGGCGCAGTGTCCGCAACAACGGTGTACGTCGGGGATGTAAATCCCGTTTGAGCACCACCTGTTACGGGCGATGTGACCGAAATGGTCATTAATTGCTCCAACAATGGGTTATGGAAGGACCCTAGGGCGGACTCTATTCGGCGCTTTGACTGGTGCCGAAGCAAGAAACTGCGTATACAAGGAACCGGTATTTACCCATTTAAGGGACCCGATTCCAGGTATCCTAAAGTGCCACGGGGGAGTTGGTACGCCAACTTGCGGATCCCTCTGCTTATAAATCGCAGAGGAGTTGGCGGACCCACCACCGCATTTCACTGCATAGTGAGAAGCGGCGACGGCCAACGTGTTAGGAAACACTGCAGTACGGATAGAGGAGTTGGTATTTACTATACCCCTCATAATCCATCCATAATCTGCAAATGCCAACTGACACGAGTCTAACTGCTCCTGAACATTCAAGAAGTAGTCGATAAAGAAAGACCAGGGGATTCCTTCCCATATAGCTGGCAAAAAATCTCCGGCATTAAATCCGAAGTTGTCAGCAATATTAGGAACGGTCTCAGGTCTTGCTTTAAGGATACCCCGATACCGGACAACAGCCTTAAATTTTCTAAAGCTGTCAGCCATGAGTAGCACGGGAAGGCCGCCATCAAGGCCGACACTCCCGCGAATCATAGCAGTCTGGTTTTCGGTATATCCTGTCGCCGAGAGTCGTTTTGTGTCGGCGTAAGTTCCGTCGCGGAATTTTTCTAAAGCTCCGTTGACGTCCTTAATATCCTCGAAGAGCGGTGACCAACCGAACGAGTAAGTAAGCCACAAATCGCCAAGCGCTTTGGCATACGCTCGAGAGCGTAGACCATCGAGCCTTTTTACCGCCTTCGCAAAACTGGTAAGATTCTTTGCCAGTCCAGCTAAGGGGTGACGAAGCATGTGGACAGTTTCGCGGAACTCAATAAGGAAGTTTCCCCCTCTCCACGCCTTTCGCGCGTCGAGGGACTTCCCGAGGAATTTCGTCCTCGCAATGAGATCCGCATCCGCTTGTATGGCGGTTACGAGTGGCGGGAAAGCAAGGATGCTTGTACTCCCGACAGCGAACCCACGTTGGCACCTATTATCCAGAGGATAATTTGACGCATCACGATAATACTGAAAATTCAGTTCACGTGAATACGCGAAGTACCGAACGCCTGACATTGAGGAGCCAGCCTGACCACCTGTGTGCAATAATTGCGCCCAGTTATCAGGTGATTTCCCCAAAATGACAAAGTCTTTGACATAGGTCCGATACGCGAATTGACCAGTAACTGGAGCCGGGCAATTGCCAGGTGATCCAAGTCCTGTCCAACTCGTGTTCATGCCGTGCCAGTTAGACTTCCATTCCTCTTTTATCCGAGGGTAAGTGTAAACATGACGTTTCACGAGCCCTCCAATAATTGAGAAGTGTTGTCATAGTCAGTTACCAAAGTTCGGGGAACGACCCCAAACCGGAGACCTACAAATGTAGATTCTCCTAAACGAGCCCACGAGTGACTCACCACAAAAGCAGAAAACCCCAGCAAGATTCGATCCTTGCGTACTCTGATAGGAATTTCACCTACTCTATGCGAGAGGGCTTAGGAAAGCACACTCAAGTGCTTCCGAAGACATCGTATAGTATGGTTGAGACCATTGAAGTGTACGTAACGCTCGTACGGGTTTTCTTCTCAGCTGTGGTGAGCCTCG